CCGGCCACTTGCTCGTCGGCCCGCCGCAGCACCACCACGTCCACCAGGTTCACGTGGCCTCCCGGACGCCGTCGATGCGGTAGAGGCTCTGCCCTCGGTCGGTGTTCCTCGCCTGGATGGTCCCGTCGGCACGCAGGGCCCGGAAGCGCCGCCCCGGCGAGTCGGGGGCCACGTGCCCCTCGACCGCCTTGGCCACCGCCGCCGTGAGGTCGGCCATCCGCACCTCCCGCCCCACGTGCGCCCGGCAGAAGGCCACCAGCGCCGCGTCGATGCGCTTCCCGACCCGGTCGGCCTGGGCCTCCTGCTCCTGGTGCTCGGTGGGCGCCGGCGCGGCCGCCGGGGCGTCGGTGTCCGCCCACCGGCTCGGCCCGGTGGGCCCGAAGAGGCTGGCCTGCTTCATCGCCCGTCCCCCAGGGAGCGGATCCCCTCGACGGCTGCGAAGAGCTGGCCCGCCAGCCGGTCGTCGCCGTGCAGGGCGGCGCGCATCGCCAGGTCGCCGGTCAGCAGGGCCGCCTGGTCAGCCGCCTGCCGCCGCCCGAGCGCGGACCCCACCCACATCCCGCCCACGAAGGCCAGCGCCGCCACGGCCCACACCCACGCCAGCGTCGTCATGTCCCCTCCAGCACCTTGTCGAGGCGCGCCTTCAGGTCGAGCAGCTCGGCGCGGTAGCGGCGCGCCTCCTCCGCCGGGTCCGGGGCGCGGCTGACCAGGGCGAAGCCCCGCGCCGCCGCCAGCCCGGCCAGCACCACCAGGTCGCGGTCGAGCTCGAGCACGGCCGCCACCAGGTCCGCCGGCAGGTTCCCGTCCCCGTCCAGCACCCGCGTCACCTGGGCCGCGTCGCGCCCGAGCTCGTCGGAGAGCCGTGACCGCGAGACCCCGTTCTCCACCAGCGCCCGGTTCACCAGCGCCAGCAGCCGCCGGCCGTTCTCCCGGTGGTGCTGTTTGACCGGCATCAGGGGCAGCTGCTCCCCAGCGTCGGGCCCACCAGCGGCGTCCATTCGATTTGACGGGGGTTGACGGTAACCGTGGGCCGACGCTTCGAGGCGGGGGGAGCGGACCATGCCGGGCTCAGGAGGCGCGCGAGGGGGAGGACTTCTTGAACCAGGACTCGGCTGGCACGGCGCCGCCGGTGACCTTCTCGAGGTCGAGGGCGACCTTCAGGCCGGGGAGACGCTCACCGTGCACGAGCCGGGAGACGTAGCCCTGGCTCACCTCCAGCTTCGCGGCCAGCGCTTCCTGGCTCGTGCCCGTCTCCGCCATCCAGCGCCCGAGAGCATCCATGCCGGGCATCATTATGCCTCAAGGCATGCATGTCAATAGGCATGCGATGCCCGACGGCATGAGCGCGGTCGCTACGGTGGCCAACATGGCCAAGAACGAGGCAAAGGATCCCATCTTCGAGGAGCGGCTCCGCGCCCACGTTCGGGCAAGGCTGGAGCGTCTCGGCTGGGGAAGCTCGCGCCTCGCCACCGAGATCGGGTTCTCCCAGGGGTACGTGTCCCACTGGCTGCTCAAGGACCGCGGCGACCGCGGCGTCTCCGCCCTCTTCCTCTTCCGGTCGTGCCGCGCCCTGGAGCTGGACCCCCTCGACGTCTTCAACAACGACCCGGACCCAAAGTATTTCCGCACCTACGTCCCCCGGCAGCGGGCCGAGCCGGTGGCCCGGCGCCACCAGGTCGAGGTGGAGCTGCCGCCCGCGGGCATCACCGCACCGCGGGCCCTTCGGGTCCGCCCTGGACAGGTTCCTGTTGCCGCAGAGGGCCAGGCCCATTCCCCGCCCGGAGCATCCCGCCCGCGGCGCAGCGGCCGGGTGCACCATGACGCATGACCCGCTTGGAGCCGTCGGGACCCTAGTGGTCGGCGGGGCCGGCCTCCTCCTGGTGGCCTGGCTCGGTGAGCAGCTGCTCGAGGCCCTCGGTAAGTGGTCGGAAAAGCGGAAGTGCGACGGCTGCGGCGTTCGGTCGCGCACGTCGAGCCTGGGCGTCGGCCACTTCTGCCCAGCCTGCCACACCTACCTCTGCTCCACGGACTTCCGCTTGAAGCACGGCCTCGCCGTGACGCCCGCGCAGTGGTCCGCCTGGCTGGAGAACGGCGCCCCGCCCGCGCCCACGCCGCCGGCCGCCCTGGCCCAGCGCATGGACAGCATCCTCCCCCTCGCCGACGAGTAGTTGACGCCCGGCGCCCGCCGCGCCACCAGCACTGGTGGTCCCTGCATGCCTATTGACATGCTGCATGCCTATGGACATGATGCCTTCCGTCACCGACGGAGGAATACATGCCGACCACCACCCCCACCTGCCGCTGCCTGACCGGCTCCACCGCCGGCCGCGGGCCCTGCGAGGCCTGCGGCGCCATCGCCGAGATCCACCTGGCCGAGGAGTACGAGCCCTCCCAGTTGGACTTCCTGGACCTCTTCCTCGAGGCCTACCGGCCCCGGCCCATCCCGGCCGCCGCGCCGCGCGCCGTCTGCCTGCCCTGCGCCGAGCGCCCGCTGGCGAGGGCCGCCTAGATGGCCCTCTCGGTCAAGCGGTCCGCCGGCGGCTTCCCCGTGGCCTTCCTGGTCGACACCGCCTCCGGCGAGCACTTCGGCACCGTCACCCTCCAGAACATGGAGGCGGACCCCGAGAGCGCCGTCGAGCTGGCGCGCTGGGCCGCCACGGCGCCGGAGCTGCTCCTCGCCATCGACCGCCTGGCCGAGGAGGTGGAGTCGCGCATCCACCACTTCCCGCCGGGGATGGCCGCCGCCTTCCGCAGCCGCATCGCCTTCGCCCGGGCCGCCCAGGCCCGGGCCCGCCCGCCGGCGGCGCCGGCGCCCCGCACCACCGCAGCCCGCTGACCACCCACCACCAGGAGCCCACCATGCCGCTCGCCGACATCGTCACCCGCAACCTGAAGGCCCGCCGCTCCCACCTGCAGCTGTCCCAGGAGGCCCTCGCCCACAAGGCCGGGCTCTCCGTCTCCTACATCTCCATGCTCGAGCGGGGCCAGCGCACCCCGCCCCTCGACACCCTCGAGGAGCTCGCCCGCGCCCTCAAGACCACCCCCGTCGCCCTCCTCTCGGCCTGAGGTCGACGATGGCCGCCTCCCTCTCCCCGCAGCTGCACGCGGACCTGACCGCCCGCCTCGAGCAGCTGCTCGACCAGGCCGACGACCTCCGCAGCGCCAAGGCCTCCCTGGGCCGGGCGCTCGGCGCCGAGCTCTGGGTCGTCCAGAGCCAGATCGCCACCGTCCGCGCCCAGCTCAAGGGCCAGGACGCCCCGCAGCTCTCCATCCCCGGGGCCGAGGTGGGCGACCACCGCGCCGACCCCGTCGTGGCCCGCCTCCTCGCCCTCGCCGGCAAGGTCCGGGAGCCGGCCCCCGCGCCGGCCAAGGCCAAGGCGCCGCCGAAGAAGGAGCCCCTCGACGACCTGGTGGGCACGCGCGAGGAGGCGGTGAAGCGGCACCGGGCGCGCGGCGAGATCGTGCGCTGGTCCGCCGACGCCCAGGCCCGCCGGGTGCCCACCTTCGTCATCGAGCAGACCGGCATCTTCACGAAGGCCGGCATCATCGAGAAGTACGGCGAGAACGCCACCTTCGAGAAGGGCAAGCCGCGGCCGCAGGATCTGAAGTCCAAGAAGGCGGAGGCCGAGCGGCGCGCCGCTCCGAAGTGCGCCGCCTGCGGGCGCAGCTCCAAGCGGCCCGGCGGCGCCCTGACGGCCGGCGAGGGGCTCTGCTGGGACTGCCACACCGAGCGCCACCCGGAGCAGGCCAAGGCCGCCGGGGGCGCGCCGTGACCTGCTCCCTCTGCCGCCAGCCCGGCGCCGAGCTCGACGCCGGGGGCGACCTCGGCCACGTGCACCAGGCCTGCTTCGACCAGTGGGACCGGGAGGCGGAGGCCTTCGAGCTCTCCGCCCCCGCCGCGCCCCCCTACGACCAGGTCGTGGACCCGCCCGCCGCCTCCGAGCTCCGCGCCGCCTGAGGACCCCGCATGGCCTCCATCCACCCGCCGCCGCCCCAGCGCTGCCGCTCCTGCCGGGAGCCCATCTTCTGGGCCGTCTCCGAGAGCACCGGGAAGCGCATGCCCGTGGACGCCGCCACCTCCGAGCGCGGCAACGTCCAGCTGGTCATCCGGCCGGGCGTCGGCGTGGTGGCCAAGGTCCTGTCGAAGGAGCAGGCCAACGTCCTCACCGGCGCCGCCGTCCTCGGCGACCTCCCCCTCCCCCTCCGCCTCAACCACTACGTCAGCTGCCCCCAGGCGAAGGCCTGGCGGGCCGCCCAGCGCGCCAAGAAGGGCGAGGGCGGAAGGGAGGCGACGGCATAGGGCATCGCTGCCAGGCGGGGCTGGGCTGGGCATCGCGTGGCAGGGCAGGGCACGGCAAGGCGCATCACCGACGTCAACCACAACGAGGCAGGGAGTCACCATGAAGCTCATCCGCGTGAAGATCCAAGGCGTCACCCCGCTGCTCATCCACCGCTTCGCCGAGGCGGCCGAGACCAGCAGGCAGAGCCGGGCGGCGATGGTCTCCGACAAGGACCCGCGAGAGGAGGCCCGCAAGGTGGCGTACATCGCGCCCGACGGCACCTTCTTCTTCAGCGCCTTCGCCATCCCCAACGCGATGGGGTCCTGCGGCTCCAATCACAAGATGAAGGGCACGCGGAAGACGGCGCGCTTCGTCGTCCCCAGCGCGATCCGCATGACCACCGACACCATCACCATCCTCAATTGCGAGGGGCCGGCCAAGGACTTCGAGGTCGACGCCCGGCCGGTCACCATCCCCGCGACGAAGGGGCGCGTGATGCGCTACCGCCCCCGCTTCAACGCCTGGGGAGCCGAGTTCGACCTGGTGGTCAACGACGAGCTGATGACCGTGGACCTGGCGCACCGCCTCCTCGAGGAGGCCGGCCAGCAGATCGGCATCGGCGACTTCCGGCCGGAGAAGCGCGGGCCGTTCGGGACCTTCAGGGTCACCAGGTTCGAGGAGCAGACGTAGGCACGGCGTGGCTGGGCCTGGCGGGGCGATGCCTGGCGGGGCGAGGCAGGGAGCAGCACCTGGCGACGGGGACCACGGTTCGAGCCCGTGGCGCCAGCTGAGAGCGAGGCGTGGTGTGGCCAGGCGAGGCTCGGCAAGCCCTGGCGCGGCGCGGCGAGGCGAGGAACCCTTTGAAGAAAGAAGCGATGACCCGATGACGATACCGAAGCGCTGGCTCTGGGCCATCCTGGCCCTGCTCGACCTCCCCGCCGGCCACCCGGCCCGGCGCCGCGCCGAGCCCCTCGTCGAGAGCCACAAGAAGAGCCACCGGAAGCGGCTCGGCAAGAGCCTGGAGCGCCGGAAGGAGGCCGCCTCCGACCACCAGGCCGAGACCGGCGCCACCCGCGCCGTCCGCCGCGCCGTCTTCGCCCGCGCCGCCGGGCGCTGCGAGGCCGGCGGCTGCCCGGGCGAGCCCACCGCGATGGACCACTTCTTCGGCCGGGCCCGCTCCGAGCTCGTCGAGACCTGCTGGGCCCTCTGCGCCGAGCACGACTTCCAGAAGACCAACAACCTCCCCGGCCGCCGCTTCTGGCTCCTCCGCTTCCGGCGCCACGCCGAGAAGCACGGCTACGGCAAGGCCATGCAGATGGCCGACCAGCAGCTCGCCCTCGACGCTGCCCAGCACCCCAAGCCCCTGGAGACCACGTGACCGCCAAGACCAAACCCGCCACCTGCGCCTGCGGGGAACACGTAGCCCAGACGCCCGCTCCCGGCGTGGGCCCGTTCCCCGCCAACCACGGGTCCCTCTCCTGCTACCTCGAAGGCAGGCACCTCTCCCGGGACTACTTCCAGATGCCGGCCCGCGAGTTCGCCCGCGCCCTAGCCAAGGAGCGCGCCTCGGTCGCCCAGCTGGCGGTTGAGGCCGAGGATACGAAGCGCAGCCTCACCATCGCCCGGGATGAGCTCCGCCGCCTAGAGGCCGCCCTCGAGCGCTGGCGCACCCTCGCCCTCGCCCAGGCCTGCGTCCTGGCGGAGGACCTCCGGCCATGACGCGCGCCGAGCTGATCGAGGCAGCTGCCCGGTCCGTCCACGAGTGGTTCAATGAGGGCTTCCCAGCGGGCGGCCCTCCGCTGATGCAGCGACTGGACGACCTGGCGGCCGCCCTCGATGCCCCCGCCCCGGCCGCCTCGCCCTACCCAGTAACGCGCTGGGAACGGTGCAATTGCAGCGTCCAGCAGATCGTCATGGGTGGGCATCAGCGAGACTGCCCGGCGGGCGGCACGCGGAGGGGGAGCAATGGCTAGGGACTGTCCAGATTGCGAGATTCGTAGGCTCACGGACGGGTCGACTGCGGCAGAGTTCGCCGCCCTCCGCGCCCGCGCTGAGAAGGCGGAGGCCAGCGCCCTGCGAGAGCAGACGAAGGCTCAGACGGCTGCGGCCCAGCGCGACGCCCTGGCCGAGGCGCTGCGGCGGATGCTGGAGACTCACAGGCACGGCCAGTGGTGGGGCGACTACGACGCGCTGGTCAACGCGCGAAAGACCGCGGAGGAACTTCTAGCTTCCCTCGCCAAGGTGCAGCCGTGAGCGGGACCGTCATCGCCAGGTGGCCGCCCCAAGACGGCAACGACTGGGAGTGCCAGTGCGCCCGCTGCGGTTCCTCCATGGACCGCATCGAGTGCCAGTCCTGCGGCGGCGAGGGCCGCACCGAGCCGGGCGAGCTGCACGACCTCGACCCGCTCTGGTACGACGAGGACGACGAGGCCCCGTGCTTCACCTGCCACGGCGAGGCCGCGTGGATGGTCTGCGTCTCGACCCACTACGGCGAGGAGGAGGACTCGCCCGGCGGCGACTGGTGCGAGGCCCACCCGCTCCCGGGGCGCGAAGCGCAGAAGTCGGCGCCCGAGTGGTTCATGGTTCGCGAGGCGCGCCGCTCTGGCGGGGCGGGGAGTCGAGATAGCATGGGCGGGATGGACCCCTACGAGACGTGGCTGACCACTCGCGTCCGAGCCGAGATGTGGTGGTGCGGAGACGAACACTGCAACTGCACCCAGCCGCAGATCGACCGCATCACGCCCAACCACGATGCCGGCTACCCGTGGATCAAGCGGGAGCGGCTGTGGGAGGGCGAGTTCCAGTCCGATGCCAGCGCCGAAGAGTCGCTGGCCCAGTGGCGCGAGTTGATCGCCGCGGCCGAAAAGTACGGCGCCGAGAAGTGGTGGCACCCGGACAGCGTTCCCGACGAACTGCGCGAGTCGGCGGGCGGCGGGGCGGGGAGGGGGGAGCGGTAGCCCGTGTCCTTCGAGGAACTCATCGCCCAGCAGGTCGAGGCGGCCGTCCGGCGGGCCGTGGCGCCCCTGGAGCAGCGGATCGAGGAGCTCGCGCGCTCGCGCGGCGGCCAGGTCGTCACCATCCCCGAGGCCGCACGACACTTCGGGGTGACCGAGCGCTGCATCCAGCGCTGGCTGGCCCGGGGCCAGCTCACGGCGGAACCCGTCGGGAGCGTCCGCATGGTCAGGTTGCCGGGCGGGCCCGGGCCCAGGTAGCGTCCCCGCCATGCGCCGACGCCCACGTGGCAGCGGGACCATCCGGCGCGAGGGGCAGGCCTGGTCCATCGTCTACGGCCCCCGCTCCTCGCCCACCTACGAGACCGGGTTCAGGACCAAGGCGGAGGCGGAGCGGCGGCTGACCCTCCTGCGCGCCGAGGGCATGCAGCGCCGCCTGGGCGTCGCCGCCGACCCCCGCCTCGCCCCCACCCTCGGCGAGCTGGCGCCGAAGTGGTTGGAGCGCAGGCGGGAGACCCACGCCGCCGGCGCCGAGGACGGCTCCCGCTGGCGGAAGCACCTCCTCCCCGCCTTCGGCCACCTCCGGCCCGACCAGGTCGGACACGCCGAACTCCGCGCCTTCGTCGAGGGTCGGCGCGGCCTCATCAAGCCCGGGACCATCCGCGTGGTGGTGGCCGTCCTTTCGAGCCTCTACGAGGACCTGCTCGAGCGCGGCCTGGCCAGCGCCAACCCCTGCCGCCGGATGCCGAAGAGCCTGCTGCGCCTCATGCGCTCCGACCACGACCCCCGCACCACGCCCTTCGTGACCAAGCTCTCGGACGTGCGGCGCATCTTCCTGGCCCTCGAGGAGCCCCTCTCCATCGCCTACGCCATCGGGGCCCTGGCCGGCCTGCGCACCGGCGAGGTCTTCGGCCTCCAGTGGTCCAGCGTCGACCTGCCCGGCCGCCGCATCCTGGTCTCGGAGCAGGTGGGCGGCCTCACCAAGGACCGGGAGCCGCGCCCCGTGCCCATCCTCGACCCCCTGCTGCCGATCCTGAAGGCCTGGCAGCTGAAGAGCGGCGGCGCGGGCCTGGTCATCCCGCCCCTGCGCTGCGACGGGGAGCACGTCGACAAGTCGACGCCGGCGCAGCACCTCCGCCGCGTCCTCGCCGAGCTCGAGCTGCCGCCCCTCGAGCCGAAGCCCTGGTACCAGGGGACCCGCCACACCTTCGCCAGCCAGTGGGCGATGGCAGGCCGCGACCTGCGCGAGCTGCAGGGCATCCTGGGCCACGCCAGCATCACCGACACCGAGCGCTACGCCCACCTGCTGCCCGGCTTCTGGCGCGAGGGCGTCCACCAGGTGCTGCAGGTGGACCTGTCCTCGGGCGGGAGCGTAGCGCAGATTAGCGTAGAAACGCCCCGGGCCGCCCAGCCAACCGGGCGGAAGAAGGGCAAAAATGCCGGAGCCGCCCTGTAAGCCGGGTCCTGTCTCGCCTGCGACCCAAGCCGAACCAGGGCGACCGACCGCGACATTCTGCGCGGTTAGCTCCCCCGCCGGGCCGTCCAGGCGACCCGGGACGACCCCGGCCGACCGCCGTAGCGTAGAGTTAGCGCAGAACCTCGGGAGCCCGCATGGCCACCACCCTCGCCGACCTCCGCTTCCAGCTCCTCCAGGCCCGCCACCAGGTCGAGGAGGCCGAGGAGCTGGCCCGCGCCGCCGAGGCCCGCGGCGAGGCCGCCAGGGTCGCCGACGAGCGCGCCACCGCCGCCCGCGCCCGCGAGGCCGTCCAGCGCCTCGAGGAGCGGGTGGCGGCGGCCGAGCGCCCCTAGCAGTTGCCCTTCCCGCCCTTGCCCTTCTTCTTGCCCGCCATGCGCCTCACCTCCCCCCGCCGCTGATGAGCTCCTGAGCGCCGGTCAGGGGGTTCTGCGGCCCGCCGTCGCGCTCGCCGTAGATGAGCCCGCCCAGCACGTCCAGGGGCCGGCCCGCCGCCGCGTCCTCGCCCGCCCGCCCGCTCGTCACGTACTGGCCCGAGGTGACCAGCTGGGAGACCGGGAGGCCCGAGAGCAGCCCGGAGGCCTTCACCGCCGCCCAGCCGCGCTCGTCGGGCGCGGTCTCGCCGTCCGCCACCTTCCCCAGCTCCCGGAGGATGTTCTCGCCGAAGGCCAGACCAGGCGCCGTCCGCACCGGGAAGCGCGCCTGCTTCCCCTCCACCTGGGTGGCGTACATGTGCTCCACCCAGGGGCCCACGAAGGGCAGGTCAACGAACTCCCCCGCCACCAGCTTCCGCTTCCACCAGTCGGCCCAGCTCTCGTCGTCGGCCAGCTTCCCGTGGCCGCTCGCCGCGTCGCCGAGGGCCACGCCGATGGTGGTGCCGAGGAGGATGCCGGCGGCCCGCGCCACCGCGCCCACCCGGTCCCCGGCCGTCGCGCCGGGCATCTGCCACCGGGCGACCGCCCGGTGCACGGCCAGCCGCTTCGCCTGGTGGACCTGGTTCAGCCACCCGTAGAACATCAGGATGGTCCCGAACACGTCGCGCCGGCGCAAGATGGCGCTCTTCTCGCCGGCCCACTCCGCCGGCTGCGACCGCCTCACCAGGTCGTCGGCGGCGCGGACCGCCCGCGTGTGGGCGTCCGGCCGGCCCGCCTTCTCGCCGGCCGCCTTCTCGTCGAGGTACTTGGCCAGCCACATGTGGGTCGAGGCGATCCGGTCGGTGTGCTCCATCAGCACGAAGGCCGACTCCTGCGCCCCCTTCACCAGCTCGCCGAGCGCCCGGGTCTTGGGGGAGCGCATCAGGGCGTTCCCCTCCCCGATGGAGGCGAGCTCCTGGCGCAGCTGGTGCGTCGCCCGCTCCCGGCGGTGCGAGAGCTCCTTCGAGGTCTCGTGGGCGAAGGCCCAGCGCTCGCGCCAGCCCGGCGCGCCGGGGGTGAGCTCCGCCGCGGCCCGGGCCAGGTGGTCCGGGCGCACCTGCAGCTGCAGGGTGGCCAGCACGGGGTTCATCAGGTCGCCGAGCGCCACCGACATCCGGTGGCCCAGGGCCCCCACCATCGCCCGGCTGCGCCCCAGCATGATGAGCCCGAAGGCCTGGCGGATCTCCGACGTCACCGCGGCGTCGCGCCCGGTGGCCACGCTCTGCAGCCAGGGCTTGAACTGGTCGAAGTATTCCAGCCCCAGGGTGCTGGCCACGATGGTGCGGAAGCGGTCGGTGGTGACGATGTAGGCCGCCTCGCGGACGTACTCGCGGAAGGCCAGGTCGTGGATGACGCTCGAGACGTGCCGCGGGACCACGTCCCACTGGAGGTTCAGCACGTCGTGCACCTGGACGGCGCGGGCCTTGGTGTGCCCCTTCGGCGTGCCGGGGTAGAGGCTCTCGGGGTTGAGGATGGCCGAGACCTCCCGCTCCTGCGCCGCGAAGCCCCGCCGGCTCATGCCCGGCCGGGGGTCGTACTTGGCCGGGAAGTAGCCGCCGGCGAAGCGCTGGCGCTCGCCGCCCAGCGTCAGCTCGAAGGCCTCCGCCTTCACCTTCCCCGGCTTCAGGCCGGTGTCGCGCTCGTGGAGGGCGGCGATCTCCGGGTAGAGCCCCTCGAGCGAGTCGAGGACCTTCTGCAGGAAGCGCCCCTCGGCCGGCGTCAGGTGGCGCTCGAGGGCGGCGTCGACCTGCTCCACCGACCAGCCGTAGCCGTCGGTGAGCCGCTGCAGGTTCTCCGCGTTGCCCCGGTTGAGGAAGACCATCCAGAGGTAGGTGCGCTGCACCGCCGAGTCGTCGACCCAGGCCGAGTCGGCGAGCTCGCCGCGCAGCGGCAGGTCCTGGCGCAGGTCCACCAGCTCGAAGCGGCGGTCCTTCACCTCCTGGGGCATCTCCGCCCAGGCGTCCTTCAGCACCTGGCCGTAGCGCTTGGCCAGGTCGGCCTCGCGGTTCCGGGCCGCCACCAGGGCGTCGACGAAGAGCCGGTGGAAGGGGCCGTCCCGGTTCTCCCCGTCGAGGTACGTGGCGATGGTCTCGATCCCCAGCAGCGAGGCGGCCAGGCCCCGCACGCCGGAGCGCACGGTGGTCGTGTCGCCCTCGGTGGCGGCGTCGCGCCGGCCCCGCGCCCGCACCGGGTTGGCGGCCCGCGCCGTCGCCTCCATCTCGTCGAGGAGGTCGCCGCGGCTGGTCATCTTGTCGAGGAGCTTCACCTCGTTCTTCAGGTTGGCCGCGCGGCGGATGTTGGTCACCGCGTCCCGCAGGGCCTGGACCTCGTCCACGGTCAGCTGCGCCCACTCCCGCGGCCGGCGAAGGAGGTCCCGCACCACCGGCTGCCAGCCCTCGTCCATCACGGCCGCGTCGGCGGCCGCCTGGCCCAGCAGCTGGTCGAAGGAGGCCCGCGCCACCGCCGGGTCGATGGCCGGCCCGATGCCCACGGCCGCCAGGAGCTCGTCGTGCACCTCCCGGTAGATCGGGGAGGCCAGGCCCAGCTCGGCCCGCCAGGCCTCGCCGGCGGTCTTCTCCACCGCCACCCGGGCGGCGTCCGCCCGCTCCTGGGCCTCCTTGGCAGCCCGGTAGAGCATCTCGGAGAGGTTCTGCGCCTGGGTCTCGTCGTAGGCCTTCACCAGCGCCGCCTGGCGCTTCGCGGCGTCCTTCCCCTCCGCCGCCTCGGCCGCCAGCTTGAAGGCCCGCCGGGCGGCCGCCTTGGCCGCCTCCCGGTAGTAGGCCGGGGAGAGCTCGCCCACCGGCTTCTCGCCGATGAGCCGCTCGGCCTGGGCCCGCAGCAGCTCGAGGTCGATGGCCGGCAGCCGGGCCGGCAGCGTCGGGTCGATATCCCGGGCGATGGAGCGGATCGAGAGTAGCACCTTCTCGGCCGCCTCGGGGGTGTAGGAGGCGTCCAGCGCCGCCTCGTTGAGCCGGGCCGGGTCCTCGAGGAGCACCGGGCCGAGCTGGTCCAGCACCCGCCGGGCCGCCTCCCGCTGCGCCACCCGCTCCCGGGGCTCCGCCGCGGCCAGGGCGCGCACCATGGCGTCCCCCGAGGGGAAGCCCAGGGCGGCCGCCAGATCGTCCGCCTTCACCCCGCCGCGCTCGGCCAGGCCGGCCTGCGGGAGCTGCTTCACCAGGTCGGCGCCGTAGCGCCTCACCAGCTCGCCCCGATCCAGCCGGGCCACCTGGCCGTCGGGGCCGATGAGGTCCGGCGGCGGCGCCTCGCCGGCGCGCAGGACCCCCTCGGCGAGGAAGCGCTGCGCCTGGTAGACCAGGTTCCCGTCGAGCTCCTGGTCGACCTTCTCCCGGATGGCGGTCTTCAGCTTGGTGACCACCTCCCGCTGGTCCTTCCGGGTCTCCAGGGTCAGGGCATGCAGCAGCGCGGCCTCCGCCGCGGCGCGGTCCTTCGCGTCGAGCTCGGCCCACCGGGCCCGCTCCTCCGGGGTCAGCTGCTCCGGCGGCCGGAAGGGCAGGTGCTCCTCGCCGGCCTTCGCCTTGGCGATCTCCTCCTGGCTGGCCACCAGGCGGCGGAAGATGCCCCGCACCTCCTCGTTCATCCCGAGGTCCTGGCCGTAGAGGTCCCGGTACTTCGCCTCGACCCCCTCGATCCCCCCGTAGATGCGCGCCACCCACCGGCTGAAGCGCCGGAAGGGGCCCGCCAGGGAGGCGCTTGGCGCCCGCCCCTCGCCGAGCAGCTGCTCCCAGGCGTAGGAGACCCGCTCCTCCTTGGCCGTCAGCTCCTGCAGCCGCCGGCCCTCGGCAGCCGTCCGGCCCTTCTTCCCGGCCAGGGCCACCCGCTCCGCCGTCTCGGCCTGGCGCGCGGCGTGGCTCTCCCAGCCCGCCCAGCGCAGCAGGGCGTCGTAGTCCTCCCGGAGGCTCGGCACCCCCGTCTCCCCGGCCTTGTCGAGCTCGCCGCGCGTCGCCATGCGCGAGAGGCTCTCCACCAGCCAGTGGGCGAACTCGTGGCTGCCCGTCAGGGCGTTGGGGTCGGTGAGGTGCAACACCGCCTCGAGCGGCTTCCCGGTCCCGTCGTCCAGGACCACCTCGAGGGAGCCGTGCTCCCCCTGGCCCAGGGCGGCCCGGGTGCCCACCACCGCGCCCGGCTCCACCTCGGCGAGGGCCTCCTGGCCGGGGTGCGTCGCCTGCCAGTCGGCAAGGCGCCTGGCGGAGGCCGCCTCGGCCGCGGCGCGCACCGGGCTGGCCGGGTCGAAGGCGTCGTGGACGAAGCTCTCCCCGTGGCCCTGGGTGCTCTTCCCCGCCCGGATGTCGCCGTGCTTGGCGATCTGGGCCTGCCGCGCCACCAGCTCGGCGGCGTCGGCCGTCTTGGGGGTGGGGCCGATGCCGAAGCGGGCGGACACCTTGAAGTCGCCCCCCGCCGGCCACCAGGCCTCCGCCTGCGCCCGGAGCTCGCCCTTCAGCTGCGCCAGGTCGGCCCGGGTCAGCAGGGGCTCCTTGGCCTGCAGGATGGCGATGGCGCGGTCGACCGCCTGCCGCGCCGCGGCGCGCGGGACAACCGCCATGAACTCGTCGCCGCCGGTGTGCGCCGGCTGGCCCCCCACCTCGCGCAGGGCCTGCGCCCAGGCCTCGGAGAAGGTCCGCAGGGCCCGGTCCCCGGCCTCGTGGCCGAAGGCGTCGTTGATGGCCTTCAGGCCCGCCATGTCGGCGGAGATGAAGACCTGCCCCGGGCGGGCCGCCCGCGCGCTCTCCTCGAAGGCGAGCCGGTTCGGGAGGCCGGTCACCGGGTGCCGGTAGGCGCCGGCGGCCAGCTCGGCGATGGCCTGGCCCTGGGCGCTCGACCGGTCGATGGAGCCCAGCGCCACGCGGATCCGCTCCTGGCTCTCCGCCGAGAGCAGGCCCAGGATGTCCGGCATGGCGGCCGCCGCGGCGCGCTCCTGGCGCAGCCGGGCGACCTTCTCGGATGGGCCGCCCACGATGCGCAGGCGCCCGATCCCCATCATCGCCGCCGCTTCGGCCGGCGGGACGCCCAGGCGGGCGCCCACCGCGGCCGCCGCGTCGGCGAACTGCCGCGCCAGGTCCGCGGCGCGCTGGGGGTTCTCCTTCGCCGCCAGCGCCCGGCCCCGGATGGCCTCGAAGATCGCCTGCCGCTGCTTCACCGCGTCCGGGGTCTCGGCCGCCGCCCGCATCCGGTTGAGCTGGTCGACCTGGTCCTGGACCACCTCGCGGGCGCTCTTCAGCTCCGGCGCGGCGCGCCCCTCCTGCTTCACGAAGTCCAGGGCCGCCTTGTCGCCGCGCAGCAGCCGGCGGGCGCGGGCGACGGGCACCACCACGTCGCCGCCGTGCAGCTGCACCTCGCCGTAGCCCTTCCCCCCGTCCCCCAGGACCTCGCCGGCGAGCTGCCCGGGGTCCACGCCCAGCTTCTGCGCGAAGGCGTCCCAGGCCTCCTTGCGGAAGTAGAGCTCGCGCAGGGGGCGATCCCCGCCCTTGGCCTGAGCCAGGCGGCTCACCACCTGGTCGAGCACCGTGTGGCCCGACTCGGGCACCTTCCGCTGGGCCGCGTCGAGGGCGTCCACGAACCGCTCGACCTGGTGGGCGGCCCGCCGGCTCTCCACCGCCAGGCCCACGTCGCCGATGAACTTCCGGCCCGGGCCCCAGAAGGAGAGCAGCCAGAGGTCGCGCACCCCCGCCTCGAGGCCCTCGAGGGCCGACCGGCCCACCCGGCTCCAGCTGAACTCGTGCGAGCTCGAGTTCGCCGCGGCCGCCTCGGTGGTCACCGCCATGCCGGCGTTCTGGACCGCCAGCATGAGCGCGCCGGAGGCCAGGTGCGACCCGCCCTCCCGCGCCAGGTCCTTCATGGCCTGGACCACCGTGCGCTGCGCCAGCGCCTTCCCCAGGGCCGTCTCGGTCTGGCGCACCAGCGCCCCCTCGACGCCCCGCACGAACTTGGCCCCCAGGCCGGCCGTCAGCGCCGAGGTGAGCGCCGAGCCCCCGAAGGCCCACCGGCGCGCCTCCTCGTCGGTGAGCAGCTGGGCCCCGTTCTCGTCGCGGAGCTGGGTCAGCTGCCGGTAGAGCGGGCCCACCGTCTGGTAGGTGTCCCAGCCCACCCCGGCCACGTAGTCCGCCGCGGGCCCGGCCACGCCGTAGCCGAAGGCCGCGCCCTCCGCCGCGCCCAGCGCCGTGCCGCCGAGAGGCTCCACGAAGGTGCCCGCCAGGGCGCCGACGGCCGCGCCGATGCCCGCCGTCACCAGCCGGCCCGCCTGGCCCGCCAGGATGCGGCCGGCGAGGTAGGGGGCCATCTCCACCGGCGCCAGTACGCCCCGCGCCAGCGCCGAGTCGGCGCCCACGTCCGCGGTGGCCAGCTCCTCGAGGTCCTGGAGCCGCTGCTCGTTGCCCGGCTGGGCCTGCCCGGTCGCCGCCTCGAAGGTCCGGCGGACGTACTCCTGCTGCTGCACCCCGCGCTCCGCCGCGCGGCCCACCGCCGAGGGGGCCACCTGGCGGCGGACGGTGGCCGGCCCGGCCTCCGTCGGCGCGCCGGAGAGGTCCGGCTCGCCCCAGACGTTCTCGAGGGCGGCCCGGTTCCGGGCGGCGTCCTCGGGGCTCACCACCACGTCCTGGTTCTCCCAGCGCCCGGTGAGGGCCCAGGAGACGCCCTGGAGCTCGCCCACCGCGTCCCGGATGACCGGCCCCTTCACCGGATCCAGCACCGCCCCGAAGACGTCAGGGTGCTCTCGCGCGACCTTGTCCCAGTCCACCTCGGCCGCCAGGAAGGGCTTAACCTTCGGGGCCAGGGCGTCGAAGTTCTTCAGCACGTACTCCGGCTGCTGGCCGGTGGCCGCCGCGATGCGCAGGGCGTCCGCCGCCCGCGCCGGCTCGACGGGGAAGTGCTGGTCCCGGAAGCGGAGGAGGTCCACGTCCGCCTGCCTGCGGGCCGCCCGCTCCTGCACCATGCTGTCGGCGAGCGCGCCGAGGTCTGGCGCCTTGGCGCCGGCGGCCTCGTCCGCCCGCTGGCGCTGCTCGTCCGCGAGCTGCTGCGCCAGCTCGTCCAGGGTCGCCATGTTCTACCTCGTCTCGGGGTGGGCCTTCTTCCAGAGGTCCAGCACGTTGGCCGCGGTGGCCTTCATCCCCCGGTCGCGCAGCGCCTTCTGGTAGGCGGGCAGATCGGCCGGCGGCACGCCGGGGACCACCGGGGGCTCGAAGCTCTCGTCCGGCACGTAGTTGGACCGGTCCAGGTCGGTGCGCCGGCGCGCCTCGAAGCCGGTGATGGTGGCCGGGGCGCCCCACTTCGAGCTGCGCTCCCGGAGCTGTTCGGCCAGCCGCTCGGCCACCAGGCGCTGCGCCTCGGCCGTCTTCGCCTTGGCGTCGGCCTGGGGGTTGGCGCGCAGCCAGCCGTCGAAGGCCTCGGAGAGGTCGGTCCAGGCCGCCCAGGGCTTCGAGTTGGCCGGCCAGGTCTCGGGCTTCTCGGGGTCCGGCCCGCCGCGGCCGGCCCGCTTCGCCGGCAGCCACTCCGGCGGCATGACCGACATCAGCACCGCCTTGTCCGAGACCAGGTTGACGGCGCCGCCGGGCTGGCTCTTGTTGGCCGCCAGGAAGAGCCCGAAGACCCTGTCGAACTGGGGCGCGGTGAGCCGGCCGGCCCACTGCGACACGAAGACGCCCACCGGCATGGTCCGGTAGAGCTGCCCGCCCGCCTGCGTCTCGCGCACGATGTCCGCCTCGAGCTCGGCGGCCTGGGCCGTCTGGGACGGGGTGGGGATCTGGGCGTTGGCGCGGTCCCGGTTCACGTAGCCCTGGTGCCACCCGAGGAGCTGCTCCCAGGCGTCCGGGCCGCCGGGGTGCTGGGCGTTGCGCAGCCAGCCCTGCAGCTCCTGCGGCACCGAGGAGTTGGGGTCCGTGTAGGGGGCGATCCCGCGCGCCGGGTCGCCGTTCTCCCAGGCCGCCTTCGCCTTCAGGATGACGTCGCCGAGGGTCTGCTGGTAGCCCTGCGCCGCCTGGCGCACCTTGTCGTCCAGGATGGCCTGCGCCCGCAGCCGCTGCTTCGCGTCGAGCCCCCCGGTCCCGTCGAGGATGGCCTGCGCCCGCTTCACGTCCACCTCGCCGCTCGGCCGGCGCGCCTTGGCGGCCTCCGTCGCCGCGGCGAGCGGCACCTCGATCTCCTCGTCGGCCTGCTTCTGCGCCAGCACGCTCTCGACCAGCTGCGCCTTCTCCCCGGGCTCCCAGGCCTTCGAGGTGTTCACCGCCTCGAGCGCCTGGTCGTAGGCCTTCAGGCGCACCAGCTGCGCCACGGTCGCCTTCTGGGTCGCCTTCTGGTCGTCGATGGCCGCCTTCGCCGCGGTGACCACCATCCGGTGCTGGCCGTCGGCCACCTCGAGCTGGGCCTTCCGCTCGAACTCCGACCGGTGGCCGGGGAAGCTGATGCTCTGGGCGGCGTCGGTCTGGAGCTCGCGCGCCCGCCGCTGGTAGAGCGCCCCCGCCACCATCCAGGTGGGCACGTCCTGGCGGTCGACGGTGGTCCCGTCCGGCGCCGTGCGGGTGAGCTCCTGCCGCACCTCCGGCCGCAGGCTCTCGAAGTCGGGGCCGAGCCGCTCCCGGACCTGCTCGGCGCTCATGTAGGGCGTCGAGGCGATCTCCGTCTCGAGCTCCTTCAGGCCGGTCTGGAGCCTCACCGCCGCCTGCTCGCTCTGGGTGCGCACCATCTCCTGGCCGAGGGCGTCCAGGCCCTGGGAGATCTGCGCCGCGGCGCGCCGCTGGGCGTCGTCCACCACCTGGATGGCCCCCAACGTCGAGGGGACCGGGCCGCCGTAGTTGATGCCGGGGATCTTCACGCTCTACCCCTTGCCCCAGCCGGCGTTGCGGCCGTAGCTGAAGATCGCGCCGCCGAGGTCACCGAGGAGGCCGAAGGTGCCCGCCTGGGAGATGGCGGAGGACTGGATGTCGCCGGCGCGGAGCAGCAGGTCGGCCTGGCGCTTGTATTCGGTCGCCATCCTCCCAACGACGTTGTTGAGCGAGGCGGAGTCGGACTCGACGCCGGAGGCCGCGCCGGCGGCCTTCGCGGCCCCCAGCTCCATCGCCGCCTGTGCCTTGAAGCGCCGCACCGACTCGGCGGTGTTGGCGTCGACCTGCTCGGCCCCGGCCTGCTTCGACCACCACGACCCGACGGCCGAGACGCCCTGCAGGCCCAGCGAGATGAGGAACGGATCCACGGGCGCCCCCTACACCTGATTGACCTGCACCGTGCCGAAGATGGCCAGGACCTCGGTCCTGAAGGGCAGGTCCTGCTTGATGGTCACCCGGCCGTCGTCCTCCCAGTCGGAGCGGCGCACGATGACGTCGCCGGTCAGTAGATCGGTGGGCGAGTCCAGCGGGGTGCCGGGCAGGCGCTCCGGCGCCCGCTCCCCGTTGACGAGGGGGATGGCCGAGGCGTTGAGCCGCAGGCAGATGTTCGCCCAGCGGCGGCGGGCCGCCTGGGACGTGCCGGCCGGCGCCCCGCCCTCGAGCGGCATGGTGCGCATCGTCGCCTGGTAGCGCAGCCCCACCTGGTAGGCCCGCCCGATGTCCTCCGCGGGCAGCGCCAGCACGCCCCCGGCCACCACCAGGTCGTCGCGCAGCTCACCGTCGATGAGCAGCCCCACGGTCAGCCCCTCGAGGTGGTTCAGGCCGAAGATGCGTGCCACGGCCGGGTCACCGGGGAAGGGGGTGTGGGCCGACACCGCGCCGGAATGAGCCGCGTCGAAGTAGCCCACCCCGGACTCGTGCAGCGGCAGGCGCTCGATGTGCGCCGCCCCGCCCCGCTCCATCGAGAGCCAGAGCTCGTCCCCGACCGCCGTCCGAGCCACGCAGGCGGACCGCACCAGGCCGGAGGCCAGCTCGACCCGGTACCAGGCCGCCACCCCGGCGCCCCGGTCGTACGTGCACGCGCGCAGGGCCCCGGAGGCCAGCACGACCAGGATGGTCGGGTCCGGCGACCGGGCGAAGTGCAGCTCGACGATGTCCGAGTCGATGAGGTCCTCGGCGTGCCAGGTGATGGCCTTCGAGAACCAGGCCTGCTTCTCCCAGCTGTAGTCGAGGGCGCGCACCTTCCGCCGGTCCGACGTAACGAAGAGCACCTGGTCGCCGATGTGGCGCGCCTGCAGCGGCGCCGATCCGAACCCGCTGGCGTCCTGCACGTCGATGTCGGTCTGCGAGATGAGGTTGCCGCTGCCGGTGGCGATGTGCTCGGCGGCCTCGGAGCCGATCATCAGGACCCGCTGGCCCTGGATCCACTCCAGCCGCCCCTTCGTCGAGATGATGACCGAGATGCCATCCGCCGGCGTCCCGGTGCCGAGGCTGAAGGTCGTCGGGTTCCCGCTCTTGGACCCCCACAGGGTGTGAGGGTCGCTGGGGGTGCTCCCGAGCCAGAGGCGCCCCTGGAACCCCGCCTCGACGACCCCCGGCCAGTTGTCGGCCGCCCACGGCTGCTCGGGGTCCGAATACCAGTTGTGCCAGTCGATGACCCCGGGCCGCACCATGTGCAGCACCCAGGGGTGCACGTTCCGGTGGACGAAGTAGGCCCGGCCGTTGGCCAGCTCGGCCGAATACTGCACCTCGGCCAGCTGGGCCGCCGACCACGGGGTGTCCAGTTCCGTGACGAGCGCGCCGTCCTGGTCGTAGACCACGACGTCATCGAGCAGCAGCACGATGCCGGGGGTCGAGGAGAAGGCCTCGAAGCGCAGGCTGACCGGCGCGCCGGTGCCCACGAAGGTGAACTCGTGCAGCCTCCAGTCCGCGCCCGATACCATCGCCGCGGAGCCCACCGCTGCGCCGTTGGCGAGCACATCCCACCTCGGCTGGAAGCCGGCCGCCTCCCCGTTGTAGCGGCTTCGGAAGGACAGGGCGTAGGTGTGCCCGGCGATGGTGGGCACCGCCTGGGTGGCCCAGAACTGGGCCGGGTCCCGCCCATCCTCCTCGAGGAACCCGTCACCGGTCAGGCCGCCGTTAAGGGTCCAGAAGACGGCGAAGGGGCTGTCGAAGTGGCCGTTCTTGATCAGGTTGGGGTGGAAGCCCACCAGGCCGTCGGTCTTCGAGTAGAGCCGGGCCTTCGTCTCCCCGACCGCGAAGACGTAGTCCTCGGCGGAGCCGCTCACCCGGAAGTCGAAGAGGCGCGGCTGGTCCGCCTCCGGCCAGGCCGCGGCGTCCCAGCTGCCCGGACGCATCAGCACGGGTCCCTGGGGCAGGACCTTGAAGTTCTCGCAGAGCTCGAGCCCGGCCCCGTAGACCTCGGAGCCGAACTGGCCCCGCATCCGGTGGGAGAGCTCGCCCGCGGCGAAGGTGCGCTGGGCCGGGTTGGCGGTGGGCACGCCCTACCCCCTCGAGCGGGCCAGCCAGGAGCTGGTGGTCGTGCGGCCGGAGCCCTGCAGGTTGTCGGCGGCTTTCGAGGCCTTCAGCGCCACCTGGTACTCGGTCCAGAGGTCGGTGGCGAGGGAGCGGTTCTCGGTCAGCGGGACGCAGAGCCGGTGCGCCAGGTAGGTCACCAGGGCGTCGACGAAGCCCGGGGAGAAGCGGCCGGGGTCGGCGACCTGGTCGACGCACCGCAGGCGCAGCGGGCCCACCGCGTTGGCCAGGACGTAGCCGCCCTCGGCCTGCCAGTCCTCGAGCGGCAGGTCGCCCTCCCACGCCTCGAGGACCGCGACGCAGGTGGCCGGCAGGGCGAAGCGGTTGGTGTAGCCCCAGTCCGGCGCGGCCGCGTCAGCCGCCACGGTCCGGCGCACGCTGGCGAAGCGGGGCCGGGCGGCCTCCAGCACCTTGTCGCGGCAGATCGGGTAGAGGTCGGTGCAGAGCTCCGCCGCCCTCGAGGCGTCCTCGAGCGAGGTGATGCGGGCCACCGCCAGGCGGGCCAGCGCCGCGTTGCAGATCTCGATGACCGACGCCACCGGGCCTCCGGGCTACCGCCTGCCGCGGCGACCGCGGGGGGACTCGTGCTCGTTCGTCGGCTCCGGCTCCGGCTCCTCCTCGAGGTCCGGCTCCTCCGGCGGCGGCGGGGGCGGCGGCGGGGCCTCGGCCAGCTCGATGCCGGCCTCGCGGTGGGCCCAGGCCTTGTAGTCGCTGGCCTCGAGCACGCCGGGGTCCAGCACGTGGCAGCGCTCGCGCACCACCTCGTCCCAGCTCTTGCCCGCCTTCAGGTCCTTCACCAGCTGCTGCAGCTCGTCGTTGTTGAAGCCCGGCTTCATGGTCGGCTCCCTCTACTGGAAGGCCACCTCGTAGCCGGTGAGGGCCACGGTGGCGAAGTTGGTGGCCGCCGGGGCGCTCGCGCTCTCGAGCGTCATGGCGGTGTTGGGGCTCCCGGCGATGTGCACCGGCAGCGCCACGCAGGCGTTGGTCGAGGCCGCCCCGGAGAGCTTCACCGTCCAGAGGATGGTGCCGGCCCCGGTGGCGCCGTCGCGCAGGTTGAAGGCCAGGCCGGTCTGCGCGGCGGTGGCGGTGAGGCACACCGTGACGCTGGTGGCCACGTGCCGCACCCCGGCCACCGCTGCCCTGCTGATGGTGGCCGCGGCGGCCGCGGCGGGCTGGTGCTGGATGGCCCAGGAGACGGCCGGGTTCGTGGCGACCTGCGCCGAGCCGAGCTCGGGGACGAGGGCCAGGGCGGCGAGGAGGGAGGCGAGGGCGAGGCGGCGCATGTTGGCTCCGGTGAGGACCAGCGCCCAGGGCCGGGCGGAGGAAGGGGGCCGCCCGGCCCTGGGCGCCAGCGTGCTGCTAGTTGGTCTCGAGGTAGTGCACCCGGAGCACCTTCTCGTCCTGGATGCGGACCGCCCCGATGTCGCACTCGAGCTGGATGGAGGTGTCGAACCAGGCGCCGGGGTCCTTGCCCACCTCGGCGTGCACGTCGTCCAGCACCAGGAGGCCGACGGCGTCCCGGGTGTAGGCGGCGCCGTAGACCTGCGCCGGCGGGCCCACCACCGGCTTGGTGAGCCGGTTGGAGGTGATCCAGGTGAAGCCCATCCAGCCCTGGACCAGGCCGCCCGACATCAGCGCCTTGGCGTTGGCGTAGTCGAAGGAGGTGGCCTTCGGGTCGTCGAGCAGGGTGGTGACGAAGTTGGGCGACACCACGAAGAACATCTCCTCGTCGGGGTCGATCTCCTTCTCGAGGGCGGTCTCGCGCACCTGGCGGACCAGGGCGAAGGAGGGCGCGATGGCCGCGCCGCCGAGCTGGCTGGCGGCCGGGTGGGCGTTCACCGTGCCCAGGGAGTCCAGGGCGTTGGCGAAGAGGGCCGCGATGATGACGTCGTCGAAGGTGCGGCCGACCTGCTTGGTCATGCTGGCCAGCAGGGCCGACTGCGGGTCCTCGAGCATGCGCTGCGCCTCGGCGCGGGAGAAGCTGTCCGCGGTGCCCTTGCGGGTCGAGCCGCACACGCGGTCGTTGAAGACCGTGTCGCTGTAGGGCGTCGCGGTGCGCTTCCCGGCGACGGCGCCGACGTTGGCGCGGTCCGTCATGGCGCCGCGGGCGGCGATGACGCGGAAGCTGTGCTTGTCGGTGGGGCCGGGCCGCTTCTCGGTCACGGTCCGGCGGAGCTTCGAGGTCTTCTGCTGCACCAGGTGCAGCGCGTTGCTCTCGAAGGTCTTGACGAAGTGGGTGCTGATCTCGTTGATGGCCACGTGGGCCTCCTGCCCGACTCAGCGGGCGATGGGGTGGTGAACCCGTCGCGCCGCGAGTAGTCCGGGTCACCGGGCCCGCGCCTTCGACGACCTGGTGGAGGTGGGGCCGGCGCGAGGCCGGTAGTCCCGCCTGTCAGGCAGTAGGCTTCAGCGTAGTGGGGGTGCTGGACAGGCCGTCAGGCGCCGGCCCGACGGAGGTCCTCGAGCTGGGCCTTCACCGCGCGCAGCTCGCCCTCGACGGCCGCCAGCCGGGAGGAGAGGTCGCGGTACTCCGCCGAGACGTGCACCGCCAGGCGCTTGGCGTCGGCCAGGGCGAGCTCGACCTTCACCGTGTTCTCGGTGATGAGCTGCCGCAGGCTGTCCACGTAGGCCCGCTCCCTGGTCTCGTGGGCCGAGAGCTCCCGGGAGAGCTCGGTCTTGTAGGACGAGAGCGCCTCCGCCCTGAAGTGGGCGTCTGCCTCGGCCCGCCCGGTGAAGGACTCCTGGACGGTCGCGCGCACCAGCTGCGCCAGCTCGGCGCGGCGGCCGGGGTGCTCCCGGCTGCCGTCCCCGGTCCAGTCCTCCCCGATGAGGTGCCGCACGTCCTTGGCCTGGGCCGCCTTCCACCGCTCGTAGGCCAGGACCACGATGGCCACCACGCTGACCACGAAGAGGACAGCCCCCAGCACCGGCCAGAGCCAGGGAATCGACTCGGTCGGTGGGGCGAGCTCGCCGAGGGGCGCCCGGGCCAGTTGCGCGATGAGCATTGCCCAGGACGCTACGGGACCCGCTGGACAAGCCGTCAATGTCCCAGGATGGACCTTGCGTAGAGCTCGCGCCCGGCGGTGCCCACGAACGTCGACCCATTCCAGTCGGGATGCACCCCGTCAGGCACCAGAGCGTCCTCGCCGAGCTGGGCCACCGCCTGAACCACCCGCGGGTAGGCGTCCACGAACGGCACCCCCAGCTCCTCGGCGCACATCCGGTGCACGGCCTCGTTCCACTCGACCATGCGACGGTCGGTTGCCTCGCGGCCGAGCGCCGCGAACTGGTCCCGGCTGAAGGTGGGCCACATGGAGACGACCACAACCTGAGCGCCCCGGGACCTGAGCCCGTTGACGAGCTGGCGCATGTTGGCCAGGTAGGCCTCGACGGTGGTGGCTCCCCGGGAATCGTTGTAGCGGGCGTCGTTCATGCCGATGGCCAGGACGTAGAGGCCCCCCTCGGTCTCCAGGATGGTGTCGAGGCGCGCCAGGGTGCTCAGGGTGGTGCTGCCGCCGAGCCCCTGGTTGGAGTAGACGGCGCCCGGGTAGGCGCGCTCGATGTAGGTCGTGAAGCCGAGACCGCTTTGGGCCTGCTCGGTGATCGACTCCCCGACCCAGGTCACTCGACCATGGCCCTCGTCCGCAGCCACAAGCGCCTCGATCAGCGCTGGCCGTCCGTCGGGAAGCGGCGAATCCTCTTTCGGTAGGCCCCCGCAGCCCAGGACCGCGGCGACGGCCGCCATCAGGCACCAGCGCGCCATGCCGCCGGTTCTAGCACCACCGGTCAAGGCGCACGATGCCGCGTTCAGGGGACTTCCACCGCTGGTCGCCCTACTTGGCCACCCACCCGGTGTTGCCCGCCCCGGACTCCTTCACGTAGAGCGTGGTGGCGGCGCCGCCATTGGTCCGCAGGAAGATCGACCCGACCGGCGCCGTGATGACGCCCTCGGGCGTGCCGGCGCCCGCGCTGACCATCGTGGCGCTGCCGAACTTGAGCGTCCCCGAGATGTCGATGGCCGACACCACGCCCGGCGAGGAGGGGATGGCCAGCCAGCGGTCGAGGGTGGCCGAGTAGATGGCCCGGATCGAGGCGTACTGCGGCGCGGCGAAGAGCTGGCCCCCGTTGCCCCGGAACTTCCCGACCCCTCCCACGAACGAGAAGCTGGTGTTCGTGTCGTTGACGATGACCGTCACCTCCTGGCCATCGACCCCGCCCGTGAACTCGGTGATGGTGGTGGGCGCCGTGTTCGCGGTGACGAAGGTCTTGCCCCCTGCCACGCTCGGCGTGGTGCTGTTCGGGGTCAGGGTGGCGATGGGCTGGGCCACGCCGGCCAGGGGCACGGTCTGGTCCCCCGTGCCGCTGGCCACCTTGACCCAGGAGGAGTGGGCCGCGTCGGTCAGCGAGGCCGGGTCCGTGGAGCGGTAGAGGCTCCAGGCCTTGATGCCGCGCGCCGTGGCACCGCCGGACACGTCCGAGGCCAGCACCAGCGAAGCGTGGTCGTCCTCGGCCTCCCAGGCGAGATGGTAGGGGTAGGTGTTCGCCGCGTTGTTGAGGTACTCGCCCGCGTTGGCGACGTTGCCACCCGCCGCGCTGAAGATGAGGTCCCCGCGGAGCTTGTCCTGGTCGACGCCGTTGAAGTGCGCCCAGCGCACCGGCGGCGTCCCGCCCCAGACCTTGGACACCTTGACGTAGATGCCGGTGGTACCGCCCGTGCCGTCGCTCCCCTTGGAGCTGTCGACCTGGAGCCGGTAGAAGACCCCGCGGCGCTTGGCGGGGGCGAGGTTGTTGGCCCACGCGGCGGTGGAGGTCTCGCGGGTGTGGAGCACCCAGGTCGGATGGCTCGGGTCGGTGAGCGCCGCCGGGTCGGTCGAGACGTAGAGCTCCCAGGCCCGGATGCCCTGCGCCTGCCCCCGCATGACGGTGAGCAGCGAGGTCAGGAACGACGCCGAGCTGAAGGTGATCACGGCCGGCCAGTCGCCCGCCTTGTTGAGGAACCCCGCCGCGGCGCCGTTGTAGGCCCCGACGAGGTTGGTCACGTCCACCGCCGGGTTCCCGGAGTAGGCGTAGAACTCGGCGGCGGCCGGGGCGGGGTTGAGGTTCTGGACGCTGATCCAGTCGCTGGCGGCGCCGTTGTCGGGCACCACGAGCTTGTAGAAGACCTTGCCCGCCGGGGCCGGCATGGCCACGAACTCGGCCGGGCTCACGCTGCCGCGCAGGATGGCGGCGGCGTAGAGCTTGGCCCCAGCGGTGCCGATGTAGGCGGCGCCGTTGTAGTCGGGGTGGACCCCGTCCGGCGCCAGGGTCGTGACGTTGCCCAGGCCGACCGCCCTCGAGATCGGCGTGTAGGCGTCGACGAAGGGCACGCCCGCGCCCTTGCAGTAGGTCTCCAGGGCGGCGTTCCACTCCCGGAAGCGGTCGTCGGTGGCCTTGCGCCCGAGCGCGGCGAACTGGTCCTTCCCGTAGGTGGGCCAGATGGAGAGCACGACCACGTCGCCACCGGCCGCCTTCAGCGCGTTGACGATGGTGGTCATGTTGGCGACGTAGGCCGCCGCCGTGGTGGCGCCCCGGCCGTCGTTGTAGCGGGCGTCGTTGACCCCGATGGCCAGGACGTAGAGGTTCGCCGCCGTGGCGGTGATGGCGGGGAGCCGCGCGATGACGTCGAGCGTCGTGTTCCCGCCCACGCCCTGGTTGCTGTAGGTGATCCCCTGGTAGGCCTGCTCGAGCTGGTGCGTGAACCCCTGCCCGGCCGTCTTGCCCTGCTCGGTGATGGAGTCGCCGACCCAGGTCACCCGGCCGGCCGTCAGCTTCAGCGCGGCGAGCTTCTTCAGGAGCTCGGCCCGACCCGCCCCCGGGATCGAGACCCAGTCCGCCACCGACTGCGCCGACGCCGCGCTCGCCGCGGCCGCGCTGGCCTGCGCCTGCGCGATGATGGCGGCACCCTGGGTGGTCTCGTTGGTCACCACCGCCTTCAGGTCGACCAGATCCGAGGCCGTGTCCTGCGCGGCCATCACGACCTGGTCGAGCGACTGCTCCACGGTCTGCGCCGGGAAGCGCGTGTAGGGGCCGAAGGTCGCCTCCTGGGTGAGCGGCACCGCCCGGCGCAGCCGGATGGCCACCCCGACGCCCGGCGGGACCAGGAAGGTCACCGTGCCGCCCGGCGAGGCGCCCTGGTCGGCGTTGAGCTCCACCGAGAAGCCGGTGGCCTGCTCCACCTCGTCCAGGTCGACCTTCAGCCAGGAGGCCTGGTCGACCCGCATCGTGAAGGCGAAGGCCGCCGTGGCGCCGTTGCCGGTGTAGGTCTGCCTGGTGGTCGTGCTCGACAGCGCCATGATGACCCCTCAGCGGCTTCGAGCCGCGACGATGGCGACCGCCAGGCCGCCGACGATGAATCCCGCGGCGGCCGACCACGCCACCACCTTCAGCGGCCGCTCCTCGGCCAGCCTCTTCGCCTCGGCGAGGCGCGCCTCGTCCCAGGCCTGCCGCTCGAGCTGGTAGACGACCGCCGGCCGGTCGAGGCAGACGCCCCCGCCGGCCGGCGCGGTCCAGCTCGCCCCGGTGGACAGCGCCACGGGGGCATGGTCCGGCGGCGGGACCGGCGGCCCGCCCGCCGCCGCCCGCACCGCCCAGAGGGCCGCCAGGCCCGCCGCCAGGACCCGCCCGCGCATCAGCCGCCCGAGGGCGGCGCCGCCAGCCGGCGGGCCGCCTCCTCCATGGAGATGTCGGCCGGCACCGGGACCACCCTCGCGGCCGCGCCGGCCTCGACCTGGTCGCCGACGGTGGCGCCCGAGAGCCAGGCGATGGCGCCGTAGAGCCAGGGCACCTTCTTGACCAGCGGCAGGAACATCCGCAGGAGGCGCCGCGCGCCCGTCCAGGCGCCGATGGAGGTGAAGGCCGCCGCCACCGCGGAGCCCACCAGGCCCCAGGTGATGGTCGCGCCGGGCACCAGCGCGGCCGCCGCCAGGGTGGCCGCCACCGCGGTCAGGAAGGCCAGCGCCGTGCCGCCCTCGGAGGTCGAGAGCCAGGGCCAGGCCTTCACCCCGAACTTCCGCACGGCCCAGACGATGCCCACCAGCACCAGCACCGCGGCCACCGGCCACTGGCCGCCCTGGATGGCGTGCACGAAGGCCGAGAGCAGGGCGATGGGGTCGAGGTCCAGCGTGGGCGCGGGGGCGTCCTGCGCCAGCACCAGGACGGGGAAGAGGACCAGCGCGAACATCAGGAAGATTCGTCGGATCATGGCTTCTCCTAGAGGCCCGCCTTCGCCTCGGGGTGCTGCATCGGGTCGAACTCCACGTGGATGTGGGCACCGGTCCAGCCGGCCGACGCCTCCGGGCCCAGCTCGAGGAGCACGTCGCACTGGCCGCCCGGCTTGGTGCCGCCGAGCGCGGCGCGCAGCGCGCCGGTCACCCGCTCGTCGAGCTGCTCGAGGGGCACCTCGGGCGCCCCGGCCGCGACCTCGCTCCTCGAGGGGAGCCGCAGGTCCGCCGCCCAGCCGCGGCCGTGGAGGAGCTGGCCGGGCCCCGGCCGGTAGATGCTCGTGACGAGCAGCTGCCGGCCGAAGTCGCGGTAGACGCCGTCGGCCACCTGGAGCACGACCAGGAGCTCGGGGCGGACGGACCAGAGATCGACGCCGGGGGCCAGTCGCATGGGCTAGTCCGGGTACGCCTGCTTCATCAGCGACAGGCGCTTCTGCTTCAGCATCTCGTGCTCGGGCTTGCTCGGGTCCCAGTAGGCGGGGTTCGCGGCGATCTCCTCCGCCTTCAGCCGGGCCTCCTCGGGCGTCAGCAGGCCCGGCGCGCCGCCGCCCTGCGGGCCCACGATGGGCTTCTCGCCGAAGCCCTTGGCCACGGCGCTGATGGCCTTGAAGGTGGCCAGGTCGACCTCGCCCGCCTTGATGGCCTGCACCAGGCCCTCGGGGAAGCCGAGCTTCTCCGCGGTGGCCGCGGCGATGGCGATCCGCTCGCCGTAGGCGCCGCCGAGCTCCTTCTTCAGGGCCGCCTGGGCGGCCTGCGCGTCGGCCGAGTACTTCCCCAGCGCCGCCGCCACCCGCTTCGCCCGGGCCTCGAACTGCTTCCGGGTCAGGCCCTCCTCCGCCGCCTCCGCGCGCAGCGCCTCGAGCGCGGCGGCGGGCAGCTCCAGGTCCTTCGGCGGGGCGTACTCCTTGGCGTCCTTCGGCCGGCCCAGCTTGCCCCAGGCCTGCGCCTCCACCTCGGCCCGCGCCGCCTCGTCGTCCGGCAGGTACATCACGCCGGGGGCCAGCTTCTCGAGCTTCTCGGCGAACTCCTTGCGCGCCTCAGGCGAGGCGTCCGGGCCCGGCGGGCGCAGGCTCGCGCCCTTGTAGGTGTTGAGGTCCCGAGCGACCTTCGCCAGCGTCGGCACGTCGGGGATGTCCTTGAACATGGGCTCCGCCTTCAGCTCCTCCGGCAGCCCGGCCTTCCAGTCGTTCCCTTCCGCCATGTCCTTCCTCCCTGCCCCGCTAGGGGCAAAAGCAGTTGCAGGTGTTGGTGCCCGACGTTCCGAAGGTGCAGGTCAGCGTCGTGCCGCTGGTGGCGGCGCGCATGGTGGTCGAGACGCTGGTGGTCATCGAGCACACCGGCGCGCAGCCCGACCTGGCCACCGTGATGGTGCAGGTGGTCGTCGCCGAGCTCGTGCAGCTCTGCACGCCCACCCAGACCGGCGCCCCGGCGCCCGCCGAGCGCGGGACTTGGCCCGCCGTACCGGCAGCGGTGTAGGCGTGCGCGGTACCGGTCCCGTAGCCCAGGCCGCCGTTGGTGGGCGTGGCGGAGGAGTTGGTTCCGCCGTTGGCGATGGGCAGGGTGCCGTTGACGTGGGAGATGAGGCTCACCACCGCGCCGGTGACCCCCGTCACCGTGGGGCTCGTGGCCGTCCCGCCGAGCTGGCCCGTCAGGCGGATGCCCCCGGTCACCGAGGCCGTGGCGTCCACCGGGGCGAAGGTCCCCGGCTTCCCGGTGAGGTCGGTCCAATCCGGGGCGGCCCAGACGTTCCCGTTCTTCCAGAACTGCCCGGCAGCGCCGGGGGTCGACAGGGCGCTGGCCGTCGAGGCGGTGCCGGTGAGGGGGCCCACGAAGCCGCCGGCCGTCACCAGGCCGTTGGTGTTGATGGCGTCCCGGGTGGCGTTGGCCATCGTGACCCGCAGGCCCGTCATCGTGGTGTCGGTGTCCACCTCGACGTGCAGCGCGTCGGCGCCGGCCGAGCTGCCGGTCCCGGTCTTGTGGATGTGGACCAGGTCGCCTGCGCCCGTGAAGGCGCCGTCGCCGTGGATGCTGAAGGCGTTGTCCGTGCTGCCCGTGAACGTCCACAGGTGCTTGGCGCCCGATGGGTAGGTGAAGGCCGTGTCGCCCGTCGGGTTGGCCAGCTGGTCCAGGCGAAGGCTGGCGCAGGTCGCGCCACCGGCCGAGGAGATGGCCCGCAGGAGGGTGGGCGCGCCGCAGCTGGCGCCCGCGTAGGCCCCGAAGCCGCCCAGACCGTTGTTGGTCTGGAGGTCGCCCGACGCGCCCGCCGGAGTCGCGTTGGCCCCGGCCGGGCCAGCCGGGCCCGAGGGCCCGCTCGGGCCGGCCGGACCGGTCGCGCCCGCCGCGCCGTCGGCGCCCGCGGGGCCCTGGGGCCCGCTGGGGCCCGACGGCCCTGCTGGCCCCTGCGGCCCCGTGGGCCCGACGGCTCCGGCCGGGCCCTGCACTCCCTGGATCCCCTGCACGCCCTGCGGGCCGCTCGGCCCCATCGGCCCGGTGGGGCCCGTGGGCCCGGTCGGGCCCGCCGCGCCGCTCCCGGTCACCGCGGAGCAGGTCGGCGGCCGGCCGCGGTTGAGCGCGGTCACCGCCTTCCCGGGCCCGCAGCTGCCGGCGCCCACGCCGTAGTTCGGCAGCTGGCCGAGGGCCAGCACCAGGAGCAGGCCGGTCACCCCTGCACCTCACGGTGGTGGCGCAGGAAGGCGACGACCGAGGCCGCGCCGGCGTTGGCCGCCATCTCCGCCTCGGTCTTGCCCGGCAGGGCGCGGTACAGCCGCTCCTCGAGCCAGAGGAGCATCAGCTCTCCGTCGGGGGAGTGCAGGACGCGGCGGGTCGCCTCTCGCCGCCTCGCCAGGAGCTGCTCGGCTTCCGATAGGGTCTGGGCCACGGCGTCCTCACATGAGCGGCGGGCCGACGACCGGCGGCGGCGTCGCCGGCACCGGGCCGGCCCCGCCGGCCGCCTGGCGCGCCTCGGCCGCCTGCTGCACCGCCTCGCCCTCGGCCCGGGCGGTCTCGGCCTTGGCCTGGCGCGCCTGCAGCTGCGCCACGCCGTTCATGCGCTTCTTGACCGTGTCCTCGCTCTCGAGCTGGGTGGTCGGAACGCCCAGGGCCTCGAAGGTCTGGCGGAGGCTCTCGATGGGCTTGAAGGCGAAGCGGATCTCCTCGAAGCCCATCTTCAGCAGGGCGGCGGCGTAGGCCGCTCCGCGCTCGTTGGCCGCCACCTGGTCGGCGCGGCGCGCCCGCGCCGTCGGACCCAGGTAGGTGAAGGCCATCTGGGCCTTCTTCTCCTTCACCAGCGGGGGCGGCTCGGCGAAACGCCCGGCCCGGTAGAAGGCCCGGTAGGCCGCCAGCAGCATCCGGTCGAGGAACTCGCTCTGCAGCCGCGCCAGGTCGGGCCCGAGCAGCTTCAGCATGATGTCGTAGCGGAGCTGCGCCTCCATTGCCGTCATCTGCGGCGAGTCCTTCAGGTCGAGCTGGTCCTCGGAGAGGATGCGCCGGATCTGCGCCCGCTCGCTCTCCAGGAGCTGGATGCCGACGTCGATGCGACCCGACGACATGAGCTCCTTGAAGGCGTCGATGTTGTTGACCGCCACCACCTTGCCCGGGGAGAGGTCCGCGCCCGCCGGGATGCCGTCCTCGGTCGAGGCGTAGGCCGGCTGCACGTTGCGGGCGCCCTGGCCCAGCACGAGCTCGAGCCACGAGTTGACGAAGCGGGCGTGCGGCAGCACCAGGTGGCCGTACCCGTGGGCCCAGCGGGAGCCCGGCGTCCGCTCGAGGCGCGCCAGGAACACCGGCATGTCGTAGTAGCCGAGCTCGGGGCCCACCTGCTCCCCGGTGCCGCGGACGAAGTAGACCCCGCCCCAGGGCCGCAGCTCGGGGAGGGCGTCCCCCTCGGCCACCACCTGGTCGTCGTAGGCCTCCCGCTCCCAGATGCAGAAGACCATCTCGACCTTCTCGGTCGACCCGTTCTCCCGCTTCGTCCTCAGGGACTCCGGCAGGGGGTACTTCTCGTCGCAGTGGTCGGCGACCTGGTCGAGGGTCCACACGAAGTCGTGGAACCAGGTCTCGAGCTCGCCGTGGCTGTCCTCGGTGAACTCGCACTCCCGGATGGGGACGCCCTTGTAGTCGAGCCCGTTCCACTCGCCGTCGTTGTCGACCTCCTGGACCACGAAGGCGTTCCCCAGGCCGTAGAACTCCCGGTAGGCAGCCGCGATCTCGGCCTGGAAGTCGCTCTCCTCGATCCCCTGCCAGAGGCTCTTCGCGTTGCCCTCGATCCACTCGCGCGAGGCCTTGTCCTCCTGCACCTCGCGCTGGGGGAAGGCGCCGCTGAACCACTGCACCCCGGCCGGCGTCATGCTGCCGTGCACGTGGGCGGCGAGCTTGCGCAGGCCGTTGGGCGCGGTGGCGTCCCAGCGGTCGGGGTTCTTCCAGATGGCCGTGAACTCGCCCTGCGCGCCCTGCGATGCCGAGTTGGTGGCGCCCACCCTCGGCATCACGTACTTCTCGATCTCGTCCCACACGGCGCGCGCCGGCAGGCTCTCCGTGCGGAGCCGCTCGAACTCCTTGGCCAGCTTCACGCAGTCGACGGGCATCGCGCCTCCGGGCGCGGCCAGCGTACGGGCGGTGCTGGACAGGCCGTCAGGCGCCGCGGAGGTCCCGCATGATCGGCGTGCGGATGGCCGCCAGCACCACCGCGTCGCCGCGGTCCGGCGAGCGGCCCAGCCGCTTTTTCACCTGCTCCTTGTCCTCGATGGTGATGCCCCGCGCCGTCACCTTGTAGCGGGGCGCCGTCAGGTCGGCGAAGAGCCGCTGGTCCTTCGGCAGGGCCACCTTCGCCGGCCGGTCCGGCGAGAGCGCCTCCCTCATCCGCCACCAGGTCTCCGCCCGCTTGTTGGCGAAGCCCAGCTTCCCGGAGAAGTCCTTCGCCTCGCTGGCGGCGGAGTTGTTCACCGCCACGCACCGGCCGCCGATGAAGGCGTCCAGGTGGTCGACCGCCGAGGCGCCGATCCCGATGACGTCAACGTGGACCGGCGCCACGTCCCCCGCCACGTCCAGCACCGCCTTGGCCAGGTTGCCCCCGGTCACCAGGCCGGAGGCGTCCGGCCGCACGAGCACCAGCTCGTCGTAGCGCCAGCCGCGCCGCACCGCGATGGTGCTCTCGTCCCCCCCGCGGCTGGGGTCCACCCCCACGCTGGTCACCTCGCCGGCCTGGCCCGGCGTCCAGCGCTCCATCGCCGCCTTCACCCAGGCCGAGGGGATGACCTGCCAGGCGTCGTCCTTCCGGCCCACCGTGAAGTCGCCGTGCAGCATCTGCGACCTGAGGGGCTCCGGGAGCGCCTGCAGCTGCCGCATGTAGTTGGTCGACACCAGGTAGCGGTTGTCGGTCACCCGCGATGGCACGAAGGTGCGGGAGACCGGGTGGCAGAGCTCGCCCTTCACCCGCACCGGCGCCGGCCCGTCCACCCACTCCTCGTGGCCGTCCAGCATGGCCACCCAGCGGAGCTCCCCGGGCGCTGCCGGGTCGGGGTAGTTGGGGTCGAGCCAGGGCGCCCACCACCGGATGATCCACTCGCCCTCGCCGCTGGTCGGCGGATTGGTGCAGAAGAGCGCCCGGCACCGCTGCCGAGGGTCGGTGGTGCGCACCCAGCCCAGCAGGAAGCGCACCTGCTCCTCGAGGCAGTTCGCCGCCTCGTCGACCACCAGGAGGTCGCGCGGGTTCCCCTGGAACTTCGTCTCGTCGCCCAGGTTGGGGATGCCGCCGAACTGGATGGTCCGCCCGCCCGGCAGCCGCCACACCTTCTCCGAGCCGTTGTAGCCGTCCCGGGAGCCCAGCAGGCCCGCGATCTCGTCCACCACCGGCAGGAGCTGGATGGCCTCCCGCCGCACGAAGAGCGCCCGGGTGTGCCGCGTCACCGCCAGGCCGCAGGCCAGCGCCGTCTTCCCGCCGCCGGCCGCGCCGCCGAAGAGCAGCTGGTCCGCCTTCGAGAGCATGGCCGTCAGCTGCGGCCCGGGCTGGGGCGCCCAGGGCACCGAGCGCTTCGCGGCGGCCAGCCGGGCCCGGTCCATCAGCTGCCGCGCCCGAGCCCCAGGGCGCCCTTGTAGGAGCCGCCGGCCGCCAGCGTGCGCCGGCGCCGCACCACCGTCTTCTGCGGCACGGTGCGCAGCACCACCCCGAACTGGTCCAGCACCGGCGAGAGGTCGGCCTCCATGTCCACGTCGGGCTCGCCCGCGTGGCGCTGGATGCCCACGTCCTCCGCCCGGAAGGTCTTCCGGTGGTTGGGCCGCACGATGAGATGCGCCGCGGGGATGACCACCCGCGCCCGGCCGGCCGCCTCCTCGAGGAAGACGTGGGCGAGGGGCTTCTGCCCCCGGTCCCAGCCGGCCTCGTAGATGCGCACCTCGCCCGGGTAGGGGCCGGGGAAGGCCTGCTCCGCGTCGTCGGCGTTGAACTTCAGCGCGGCCTCCGACATGCCCAGGTGCCCGAGCACCAGCTCGAGCGCCCGCACCGCCAGCCGCCGCGGGTAGAGCTGCTCCGGGAGGACCTTCGGGGCCTCACCGCGGCGCACCGGCCTCCTCCTTCTTCCCGTGCCGCAGCAGCGCCAGCGCCGCCCACTCCTCGTCGGTGAGGTCGGCCGGCTTCACCTCCTCCACCACCTTCGTCTCGGCCTTGTCGATGAGCAGGCCCAGCCGCTTCGCCGCCAGCGCCAGCATCTCCGGCTTCGACGCCCACTTCACCTTGCGGACCACCCCCACCTGCACCCGCACCTTCCGGTCCCGCTCGCCGTCGGACACGTCGACCTGGTCGAAGAGCGCCTCCTCCTCGAAGCCGGCCAGGGCCCGGCGAACGTCCTCCGGCATGTCGGCGGGGTTGAGCAGCCGACCCTCAGCGTCGTAGGCGCCCCGGATGTCGAGGAGCGCCAGGCGGGCGATCTCCTCGTCGATGCGGGCCGCGGTCAGCTCGAGCTTCTCCTCCCGCTTCTTCAGCCGCTCCCCGATGAAGGCCGAGACCCGAGCGTTTCTGAACAACCGGGCCGCCTGCACGTCCGCCGTCTTCGCGCTGTAGCCGGCCCTGCGGGCCGCCCGCGTCGCGTTGAGCTCCTTGTCCGCCAGGTACTCCAGGCAGAACCGCCGCTGCCGGGGGGTCAGCCCCGTCTCATCTCGCCCCGCCGCCGACATCGCCCTACCCTCCCCCGTCCTTCGCCGCCCCCAGCAAGCCATAGCCCGCAATGTCACGCCAGGGGCTCTCTCCGAAGGCCCCGTCGTCGTGGGCGATGCGCATCTGCTTGTCGAAGACCCGCACCAGCAGCAGTGCCTGGCCGTACTGCTCGGGCTTCATGCCATCCGGGTAGAGCAGGCGCAGGAAGTCCCCGCTCGCCTCGAAGGCGCTCCCGTAGGCCACGTTCTTCTCCGCCACCAGGTCGGCAAGCTGGTGGCCCAGTTCGCGGATCCGCTCGTGCATCGGCTTCATCCCGCCCTCTCCCGTCCCCTCAACGACGTGAACCGCACGAGCTGCACCAGCTCGCCCACCGAGGCCTCCCGGGCGGCCCGCCGGAAGGCGTCCCAGAAGCGCCGCTCGGCCCGCTCGAAGTCCTGGTCCCCCTCCGCCGGAGCGAGCTCGAGCGCCGCCTCGAAGAGCGCCTGGCGCGCGTCCAGGCGCGGCTGCAGCGGGTACGTCCGACCGTACCGCTGCAGCTGCTTCAGGTGGCCCCAGCACTTGGGGCACCGCGGGGCGGCCTTCCGGTCGCACCCCCCCACGTCGCAGTCGGCCCGCTCGCCCTCGCCCACGGCCTACCCCTCGCCCAGCGCCTCGGCGATGGCGTCCCGGCGGCGCTTCAGCTCCGCCTCCACCGCCGCCATCTTCGCCACCGCCTGGCTCCGCTGCTCGACCAGGTCCTCGAGGGTGAGCAGCTCGAGCCCCTCGTTCGCCTCCGCCCGGCGGCCCGCCCGGCGCGCCGCGGCCCGGGCAGGCGCCCGGACCTCCGCTGCATCCGGCAGGGCCTCCCGCGGCTCCCCGGTGCAGTCCGCCCGGTGCCGGCCGCCCTTCGACTCGCAGCACGTGCGCTTCTTCGCTGGCACTCCCCTCGCCATCCCTTCCTCCTCGGCCGGCCTCGCCGGCTCCTGCTGGTGGACCTTGCGCTCCGCGACCGCCCTGGCCTGGGCCCGCTTCTCGACCTCGGCCCGCTGCTGCTCGAGCCGGGCGGCCTGCCGCGGGTTGGGCGCCCCGATGGGCACGTCCGGCACCGCTCCCGGCTGCCAGATGCGCGAGCTCGGCTCCGCCACCACCGCCAGGTGGCCGCGCGGCACCGCCGTCTCGTCCGGCGGGCATCTGGCGCACGGCGCCGCGCTCCCGGCGCCGACCTGGGCGCCGCCGCACCGGAGGCACGTCTCGGCCGGCACCTTCAGCGCCCGGGCTTCCTCGAGGTGCCGGCGGCCGACCTCACAGGACGCCGCGCAGAAGGGGTTCTTCGCCGGCCACTCGCCGGGCGCCTCGGGCTTGCCCCGCTCGTCGTTCGTCGGCAACCGCTCGAGCTGCCGGCGCAGGCAGGCCTTCACCGGCATGGCGTCGCCGAAGAGGTGCACGTACCGCTCGCACCGGAAGAGCCGCTGCAGCAGGTCGGCCTCGCCCACTAGCGCAGCCTCCGGCCCACCAGGTCGAGCGGGCGCTCCGGCGGGCGCAGCTCACGGTCCCACTGGCGCCGGAGCGGCGACGTCAGCCAGCCCGCCAGCGCCACCAGCCCGGCCACCGTCAGCACCGCCCAGAAGGCCTCAAGCATCGTCGTCCTCCCCTGGCTCCCTGTCGTGGAACGGCGCCGGCGGGGGCGCCGCGCCGGCCGGCGGCGCCGGCGTCGAGCTCACCGGCGCCACGTCGGCGAGGACCTTCCCGGCCCGGCCGTTCCTGGCGATGCGCTCGCCGGCCGCGCGGATGCGCTCCCGGACCTCGGCCTCGGTCGGCCGCCGCGCCGTCACGTCGCGCCCCCGACCCGCCGCATCGACGGGCCCTTCAGGTCGGCCCACACCCCCACCTCGCGGATGCGGTCCCAGAGCCGGATGCCCGCCGAGCTGCCGTACCTGGCCTGGAAGTCGGCCCGGGGCAGGTTCGTGGTCACGATGGTCTTCCGGCTCGCGTCGTAGCGGCGGTCCAGCAGGTCCGCCACCGCCACGTGCCCGTAGCCCTTCGAGTCGAGCGGCTCGCCGCCCAGGTCGTCGATGGCCAGCAGGCCGGCCCGCTGCATGGCCGGCCAGAAGCCGCGGTCGTCGGGGAAGAGCCCCGCGCGCACCAGGTCGAGCGCCTTCACGAACCGCCCGAGGTGGAACGCGCACCCCCACGCCGCCGCCAGGGTCTTCCCGACGCCCACGCCGCCGGAGAGCACCAGCACCGTCCGGGTCTCCTCCGGCCCCAGGAACTTCCCCACCGCGGCGAGCGCCGCCGTCCCCTCCGGCCCGCCCGGCCCGCCGCTCTCGCTCTCGTGCAGCATGAGCCAGAGCCGCTCGGGGATGCCGCGGCCCTCCCACTCCCGCTCCCGCCGGCGGCGCCGCCCCTCGGTCTCGGCCCGGATCGCCTCCTCGGCCAACTCGTCGAGGCGCGCCTGCGTGCCGGGGTCGCCCTCGGCGGCCCTGGCCATCGCCAGGATCTTCTCGGAGAACGCTCCAAGGGGCTGCGGGCTATTCGATGGCACGGTAGGTGTCCTCCGGGAACGCGGTGTGCGGCGCGGGCGGCGCCACGCCGAAGCGGATGTCCGCCGCCGAGCTGGCGCGGGGCCGGTCCAGCGCCGGCGCGATCTCGTGCATGAACCAGCCCAGCGTCCCGCGCGGCGAGCGCCGCCAGGCCTCCGCCACGCGGGGGCCCACCGCGTCCAGCGCCTGGCCGTCGAGGGCCTGCTCGATGGCCTTTCGACCGGCGCCCTTCGCGGCGTGGTCGAGCGGCACCTGGTGCTCCCGCAGCCAGGCCAGCAGCGCCGCCGTCCGGGGCAACTGCGCGTCGAGGTCGGCGTCGGCCAGGGCGCGGAGCCGGTGGTCCGCACCGATGGCCCGGGCGGTGTCCCTCGCCGCCTGCTCGGCGGCGGTGGAAGTGGCCCCCTCCGTGGGATGCCCGACGGGGGCCGGGGTCGGGTCAAGGCGGGCGGCCGCAGTCGAGCCGCCCTCAGGTCCCACGGTTCCCGGCGATGCCGCGCTCTTCGTCTCTGCCTGCTTCTCGTCCTGGTCCCGCGCGGGCGCGCTCGCGCGAGGGGAGAGTGCCTCTTGTGTGGGTGCGGGAGCGGGTGCGGGAGCGCGAGTCCTCCCGTTCGTCGGACGGTGACCGGTCACCGTCCGGTCGGAGTCCGCCGGGCGGGCGAGTTCGGCGCCCTTCGTCCGGCGCTGGCTCTCCCTCGACCGCCGCTTTCGGACGTAGTCCGGCGCGTGGTCCCAGAGGTCGTGCACCCGCAACCCTTCCGGGCTGGCGTCGAGGAAGCCGGCCTGCACCAGCGCGTCGACCAGCTGCCCCGGCTTGCCGCGCCAGGCCGCCAGCTGCTCCACGTCGCCGGCGTCGCCCAGGAGCTCGTCGCCGTTCTCGTAGGCGACCTCCCAGACCATCTCGAGGTGGCCCCGCGCCCGCGCCACGTCCCCGCCCAGCAGCCGCGCCAGCCGGGCGAACTTCCGGTGCCGCATGAGCCCCGGCCGCGCC